CAGCGCATGATGCTTATCGGTAATGTCCAAGTCGTGAATGAGCCGGAGCGCATTATTACCGCCGCTGTAGGGCTTAAGGCTTTCGATTGCGCGCACCACGTCGGGTGCAGAGCTCCCTTCGACCAACTCTCTTATTTTTTGGTCTGGTCTGGGCGTTTCGCTAACGGCTGAAACGCCGTTTCGTGAGCGCTCATAAGTGCCGCCGCCGTTTCAGAGGGCGCCGCTCCAGCCCGCTGCCATACCGGGCGAGCCGCCGCCGGGAAGCGCCGGATTAACAAAAAGGTCAGTATTGCTGACCATTCTCCTGGCGCATGGAAGCCTCGATTTCCAGCGCGCAGCGTCTGGTCGGCTTCACCGCCGATTTCACCTTCCGGTTTCGCCTGCCGCCGGCGCTGGCGCTGTGCGTCCCGCCCGGCCGCTGGATCGGTCCGTGCATCCATCAGGCGCGGGTCGATGTTGGCGAGGATGCCACCGTCGAGATCCGTGCCTTCAACGGCTCGGAGCTCGAGGCGCGCCGCATCGTCTTCGAACAGACCAAGCGGTTCCTGATCGCTGTCGGCGGCGGCCGGCGCGGATTGCCGGTGGCTAATTTCTCCGGGCGGCTCACCAAGGCGTCGCGGCCGGACCGCTACGAGCATTACGAGATCGTCACTGGCGCCGCACTGTCGATCACCCAGGCCATCATGGCGCCGGCGGTGGTGGCATGACACCCGTCCCGCGCTGGTGACTCTTTCTTCCGCGGCCTGGCGATCGCCGCCCGCCAACCCGATCGCACGGCCGCGTCATGGGCATCAAACAGCGCGGAACAACAATGAACAAACAAAAGTCGCGGCGCGCGAGCAGGGTTGGAGTGGCGGCTGCGAATGCACCGCGGAAAAAAGTCGATATCGAGGAGCTCCTCCGCTGGGCCTATCTCGACGAGCTCAGCAAGCGGCAGACATCGGCCGCCGAGGGCATCTGGGACCGCATGTCGCAATACGGCTCGCTCGGCGGTGTCAATCCGGACGAAAGCAACTTCGCCGGCGGCGGCGCGCAACGTTACGCGCAATTCGGCCTGCCACATCCCGACGCGGAGGAGATCGAACGAGCCGTCAATGCGCTCGGCAAGATCTCGATCGAGCAGGATTTCGACATCATCGTCGGCGAGCTGCGGGCGCTGGTGAGCGTCAACGATCTGCGGCCGCGGCCGAGAGGGCGCGTACGAGGCCGCACGGCCGAAGCCGGTTATTATGACAAGGATGCGACGCCGCCCCAGGTGCGGCCGCGCGACGTGCTCTTCGTCTCCACCATCAACGTCACTGCGCTCGTCATCACGCATGCAGTCATGGGGACGCGGCCGAAATGGAAAAGCGGCATGCCGCGGCCGTATCAGATTCCCGGACGGCGCGGGCCGATGATCGTCGGCGAATGCCGCAGCAAAAATCTCTACACCGCGGGCTCCTATTGCCCGTTGCGCTGGTCGCCGTCGCCGGCCGAGATCGTACTCGGCCGCGCCGATTATCACCTCTGGCATCGCGCGCTCGGCAGCCTGACACAAACGCTTAACCTTACGGAGCACGAGGCGCTGCCGCCGGCGGCGCCGGCCGCACCGTGGCTCGCGGAACAGAAAAAGCGCGCGGTTTGGTCGCATGTCGTTGGCAAGCCTAAACCTTTGCCGCTCAGACCGCAGCGCAAAAAGGCCGGCGCGCCGACCAAAAAACCTAGGAATTCCAAGGTGCGAACGGTGCCAGTTGACGAGGGGGCAAAAGCTTGACAACGTAGCGAGGCCTGAAAAAGGTTCTGAGCCCGCCCGGCGCCGACGCGCTGCGGCGGGTTTCGCATTTTTTGGTGGGGAGCCGGCCCATGTGACGCGCGTCGCCACAAAAGCGCTCACCGCGTCGAGCGTGCGCTCGACGAGTTGCGCAGCATGATCCATTTTCTGTCGCCGCCGCTCAATCAGCGGCCGGGGCTATTTCTCGAACAAAAAGACGCGCTCGATCAATTCGTCCTCGGCCTGCAAAGGCGCATGGGCTTTCAATCGACGTCGCCGACGTCTTTTAGGTCGCCGCAGCGCGACAGCGGAATCGCCGCGATTTGCAGCAAAGGCCGCATCATTCCGATCCAGCGGCGGCGGATGCTCGCGGACAAACAAACATGATAGTGCTCTGGGTCATCGCTTGCTTCGCCGTGTTGCAAGGCATTTTCGCGATCGCGGCTGAGGAAATGCGATCTTTCTGTTTCCGATAACGGCCGCTTCTCGGAACCAATCAACGGTCACTGTTGACATATAAGTTAACAGCGAATTTTTATCGGAGGTTTCATGAGTTACGCGTTTGAAGGCTCCTTCCGCACCAAAGAATCGGCCCGGCGCACGGTCATGAAAGACCCCGGCCTGCCGAATGTTGTTCGGGAGGTTTTGCTCGCCGGAATCATGGCCCTTTCCGATGATACGGATGATCGTTTTTTGTATGTGAGAGCCGTGGGGCATCAAATGGACGGTAGCGGCAGCTATGAGCGCACAAGTGCGGAATTGCTGATCGAGCCGCGGTACTTCGCGCCAGCTCCTACTTACGGCCGTACGACGGCCTGAGCCGGGGTAAGTGGCCCATGCGGATCTGCCGGTCGTCCTCGATCTGGGGGGTCAACCCCAACTTGATTTGGGGTTAACCCCAACATGAACGATAAGGATCTGCCGGTCGTCACCGATCGGCCGGTCCCGATCGCCGAGACCACGGACGTACTGGCTCGGCGATCAACCAATCCGGCGCCGGCGCTCGCCGAAGCGCTGCGATCGGCGACTAATTATGCCGCAGCTTCCAAATCTGAGGCCACGCGACGCGCTTATCGTGCTGATTGGGCGGATTTCGCCCGATGGTGCGACGGCCTTGGCCTATGTCCGCTGCCAGCGGCGCCGACGACTCTCGCTACTTACCTCGCGCAGCTTGCCGACGCCGGGAAAAAAGTCTCGACGATCAGGCGGCGCCTGGCTGCGATAGCGTATGCTCACAAACTCAAAGGCTTAGTCCCGCCCAGCGATGCTGAGACGGTCCGCGCGGTGCTCTCGGGCATCCGCCGCAAGATCGGTGTCGCCGTGACGCGCAAGGCGCCGGCGACGGCGCAGACTTTGAGCGCGATGCTGAGCAAGCATTCCGCTCAGTTTAACGAAGATGTTAACGCGAAAAACCTGCGCCCCCTTCGCGACCGCGCGCTGATGCTGCTGGGATTTGCCGCGGCGCTGCGCCGGAGCGAGCTCGTCGCCCTCGACGTCACTGATCTCGAATTCACCGATCGCGGCGTCATCGTCGCCATCCGCGCCTCGAAAACCGACCAGGACGGCGAAGGCGCCTTCGTCGCCGTGCCGAACGGCCGCAAGCTCAAGCCGGTCGCGGCGCTGCGCGCCTGGCTCGAGGCCGCGGTGATCGCCGAGGGCCCCGTCTTCCGCTCAATCGACAAAGGCGGTCGAATCGGTAGCCGGCTCACCGACCGCTCGGTGGCGACAATCGTCAAGCATTACGCGGCGGCCGCCGGATTTGATGACGCGATCTATTCCGGACATTCGATGCGCGCGGGGTTTGTTACCTCGGCGCTCGAGCGCGGCGCCGACTTCTTCTCGGTGATGCGTGTCACCCGCCATCGCGACGTCGATACGCTTCGTACCTATGACCGCCGCGCCGGGCTGTTCAAGGATCACGCCGGGAAGGATTTTCTCTAATGGGCTGCGGCTGCGCCGAACGCAAACAGGCGATCGTCATCGCCGCCGGCGCCGCATTCCGCGGCGATGTCGAAACGGTCAAGCGCGAAGTCGCGTTTGTCGGCCGATCGGCGCTGGAAGATGCGCGCGCGATCGCGCAGCGGGCGCAGCTCGCACGCGTAGCGCTGGCGCACAGGATGGCGGCGCGGCGGTGAAGACTTCGCACGATTTCGGACTGTTCACGCTCGACGTCCGCGCCGACTTCGAGGAAATGGCGCAGCGATTGCGCACGGTCGGCAACCAGGCGCCGCATGTCATACGCCGCGCGATCAATCGCGTCGGCGACAAGGCGCGCACCAAGGTCGTGCGCGCGCTGGTCAAGCAAACCGGCGCGAAGTACGGCACGGTGCGGCGCGCGCTGAAGATCAGGCGCGCCAATTATGGCGAGCTGGCCTATCGCATCGTCGGCTTCGGCGGCTTCCTGCCGCTCTCGGCATTTTCGGCGCGCCAGCGCAAGGACGGCGTCTCGGCGGCGCCGTGGGGCACGCGGCGCGTGTTTAAGCAGGCATTTATATCCCCCTCCCTCGGCGGCCATGTCTTCGTCCGTGAAGTGCACGGAGGGTCGCGTGTCGGCCGATTGCCAATCAGAGAGCTATTCGGGCCTGCCATTCCCCGCGAGCTGCTCAAGGATGATGTGAAGGCGACCTTCGAGTCGACCGTCGCCGCCGAGCTGCCCGTCGCGGCCGAGCGCGAGCTCGGCGCCTTGCTCTCCGGCTTCGCTCCGCGCGGCTGATGCCCGCTACCGGAACCACATCCGCGGCCGGATGGTCGCCCCGCCGGCGGCGCAACCGGCCGAGGGCGGCGGGTCCTTCCTGGCGGGGTACCCCCGCGCTGGCGCGGCAGGTCGAAAAAGCAGTAGCTGATCTCGAAAAATCCTGGGTCAACGGTGTCAACGGTGCAAGTCGCTGGATCGGCGACAGCCGCCGCTGCGCCGCAGCTTTTGTCGCTCTCGGAATTGGCGCGGACGCGGAAGCGCGACAAGGCGCTGATCTCGCGCCAGGTCAAAAAACTCGTCGCCGCCGGCAAGCTCAAGATCCGCGACGGCGAGCGCGGCGAGAAGCTGATTGATCCAGCCGAGTTCGCTCGAGCACTTGGCGAGATCGTCGATCCGACGAAAGTGCAGGCGGCCGCCACAGCGCGCCATTTCCGTGCGGCGGCCGCGCCGCAGCCGCCTGACGCAAGCTCGCCGCCCGAGCCGACGTTCAGCGCGGCGCAGCTGCAGAAAATCCATTTCGAGGCCGAGCTGAAAAAGCTCGACCTCGCCGAGCGCCGCGGCCTGGTCGTGCCGATCGCCGACGTCATCGCGGCTTTGCGCGAAGCGGGCGATGCGGCAGTGCAACTGATCGACCGGCTGCCGTTGCGCTCCGCGGATCTCGTGGAAGCCGTCGGCAGCAACGGCGAAGCCGGCGTCCGGGCGCTGCTCAAGGCAATCGCGTTTGAGCTGCGCAGCGGCCTGGCCGAGGCCTTCGCCAAGCTCGAGGTGCGAGGCAAAACCGAGGAGGCAGCCGGCCCGCTTGTCGCGGATCTGCCCGACCAGGCGAAGGAGGCACCGTGAGGCTCGCCTACACCCACTCCGCGCGCGCCATCGTCGGCGGCACGCTCTCCGCCCACGTCGCGCCGTCGGTGCCGATCGCGCCGTCCGTCTGGGCGGCCGAATACGCGGTGCTGCCGGATGGTGAATATGCCGGCGAGAAGATCGATCTGCGCCGCACGCCGCACATCGTCGAGCCGCTCGACATGCTCGGGCTGGACACAGTGAACGAAATCGCGGTGATGAAGTCGGGGCAGACCGCCTTCACCACCATGTATCTCTGCGCGATCGGCTACTCGATCGACCGCGATCCCTGCGACATGGTGGTGGTGCAGCCGACCGACGTCGCGCTGCGCAAATTCAATTCGATCAAGCTCAATCGCTTTATCGAGCGCACCGCGCCGCTGCGCGAAAAGGTCTATCCGCAATCGTCGCGCTCGGCCACCGGCTCGACCACGTACGAGAAGAAGTTCCCGCGCGGCTCGCTGTCGTTGTTGCTCGCTTCGTCGCCGGCTAACCTGCGTATGCTCACGGCGAAGAAGGCATTCTGCGACGAGGTCGACGAATACGAGGACGATCTCGAAGGCCAAGGCGATCCGCTTTCGCTGGTCGCCCGCGGGCAGAAATCGTTCAAGGCCTCGGGCACCTGGAAGCGCGCCTACGTCTCGACGCCGGTCATTCAGGACGCCTCGAAGATCGAGGAGAAGCACGCCGCCGGCGATCAGCGCCGCTGGCATGTCGAATGTCCGCAGTGCCAGTCGCGCATCGTGCTCGAGTGGAATGCGCCCTACGATCCTTCGACGCGCGGGCTCAAGTTCAAGAAAACCTTTCCGCACCAGGCTCATTACGTCGCGCAGTGCTGCGGCGGCATCATCGAGAGCGCGCAGAAGATCGCAGTCTACCGCACCGGCCGCTGGCAAGCGACCGCGCCGGGCCCGGGCAAATATCCGTCCTATCACTTCGACGAACTGTCGGCGCCGTTCTCCACCTGGGACGGCATTGCCGCGGATTACGTCGTCGCCGGCAACGACCCGGCCAAGCTGAAGACCTTCTGGAACCTCACGCTGGGTTTACCCTTCAACGTCGCCGTCGATGCGCCGGACTACGAGCTGCTGATGCAGCGGCGCGAGGATTATCCGCCCGAGGTGATTCCGCCCGGTGCGCTCCTCGTCAACGTCTCGGCCGACGTGCAGATGCGCGGCATCTATGTCGAGGTGGTGGCGTTCGCACCCGATCAGCAGAGCTGGACCATCTTCGCCGACTATCTCGACGGCTCGACCACCGAGGTCGACGCCGGCGCCTTCGCCGAGCTCACCAAGCTCTACGAGCGCGAATGGCCCGACACCAACGGCCGCAAATTCCGCGCCGACGAGTTCCTGATCGACTCCGGATATCGCACCGACGTCGTCTACGAATGGACGCGGCGGCATCCCGGCACCAGGGCGACCAAGGGCGACGACGGCTGGTCGAAAGTGCCGCTCGGCATCGCCACCGACCAGGACATCGATTACCGCGGCCGCAAGATCAAAGGCGGCGCCAAGCTCCGCCTGATGGGCACTTGGCCGCTGAAATCGAAATTCTATACCTACGCGGCGCTGATGCCGATCGCCGACGGCGCCGGCCTCACGTTTCCACCTGGCTTCTGCCACTTCGGCCGCTTCCTCGACGAGAACTATTTCAAGCAGATCACCTCGGAATATCTCGAGGACGGTGTCTTCCGCGGCCGCAAGCGCAAGACCTGGAAGCAGCGGCCGCACCGCGACAATCACTTCCTCGACTGCCGCGTTGGCAACATCGCCGGCGCGCACGCCTATTTCACGAGCTTCAAGGCCGACGATTGGGCCGCGCGCGCGATCGAGCGGGGCGTGAGCGCCGAGGAGCTACCGGCGGAGGCGCCGGCGCCGGCGGCAAATGCGGGCGAACAAAAAAGCTATTTCGAGCAGCTCGCGTCATTGAACAAGGGGCTGTGAGCTAAAGCGCGACGCCAGTCAGTCCGAGCCTGGCCAGTTCATCCTTCTCGATCTCAACTTGGTCGAGCACGCACTCCCAGTTTTTGCCCATCTCCGTGACACACTCGTTCAGCGTGTGCCGATGGCACGGGTCAATCAGCGTGTGCCGATGGCACGGGTCAACAATTGCATGAATGTGAGCGAGGCCTGGATCATTGACCACGCGCGAATGGACGATCGGCGCGCTACGAGTCGGCGTGAGCACCGCCGGCGCGGCGACGACGCAGGTGCCGAGCCCCTGCAACAAATTGCGGCGGGATATTGTAAAGGCCATTGATCACCTCTCAAGAGCGTCGCGGGGATTATAGCATGAACCTGATCCCGCCGCACGAGGTTGCCGAGCGCTTACGCCAGGCGGAGCTAGCGCTGCATCGGCTGCAGATCGGCGAGGCCTTTGTCAGCGTACGCCTCTCCGACGGCTCGGCCACCGAGTTCACGCCGCCCAAGATCAACGAGCTGCGCGCTTACGTCGATCTGCTGCGCGACCAGCTTCGCGGCCGCGATCGGCGCCGCGGCGCCATCAACGTGGTGTTTTGACATGACGCGCAAAGAACGCCGGGCACTTGAGCGCGAGCGCAATGCACCGCCGCGGCCGCCGCAGGCAGAGCGTGCCGGGGAAACCATCGAACTGCTCTCCTCTCCTCCCGATGCCGGCCTTTATCCGGCGTTCGAGCGGGACATGCGCGCAAAGCTTGCCGAGGCATTCGGTGGCGGCTTGGCCGTCATCCGGCGCACATATAACGAGCATGGCGAACTGGTCAGCGGGAGTTAGAGACCCGTGAGCGCTTCGCCTGCTCCGATCCAGCCCTCATCAGGCCTGAGTCTTTGGGGGCGCATGCGCGCCCGCATCGACACGCTCTGGGGCCCGACCGAGACCACCGAGCGCCCGGAGGGCGCCTTCCCGGCGGTCTACAAGGGCGCCAGCCTCGACTATCAGGAAACCTACGCCTGGCGGCCGCCGCTCACCTCGGCCGAGAGCGCGACCCTCTACGACCGCATCTGGGCCAACAGCCGCGCCGACGATCTCGCGCGCAACAATCCGCATGCCGCCGCCGGCATCATGCGGCTGGTCGACATGCTGGTCGGCGCCGGCATCCGGCTGGCGCCGCGGCCCGATGCCCACGCGCTCGGCGTCGATACCGCAAACCGCTCCGGCCGCGACATCATCAAAAAACTCGCCGCCTCGCTCAAGAGCGAGTGGGCGCTGTTCGCCAACGATCCGCGGCGCTTCGCCGACGCGCAGCGGCGCTATTCTCTCAATACGCTGTTCCGCCTGCAGGCGCGCACGACGGTGCGCCGCGGTGAGAGCACCGCTTATCTGACCTGGAAACCGCATCCGGCGGCACGCTATGCCACCTGCCTGCGCGTGATCGATCCCGACCGGCTCTGCAATCCGCTCGGCCAGGCCGACACGCTCTGGCTGCGCGGCGGCATCTCCTATGACGACGATGGCGTGCCGACGCAGTACCACGTCCGCAACGGCCATCCATCGGATTGGTTCCGCTTCGCCCAGCTCCTGAAGTGGACGACGATCCCGCGCACTACCGAATCGGGCCGGCCGGTCTTCGTCCACGCCATGGAGCCGGACCGCGAGGACCAGTCGCGCGCCATCACGCCGTTCGCGGCGCTGATGACCGGCTTGCGCATGATCGGCAAGTTCGCCGAGACCGAGATTGCCACCGCGACGACGAATGCATTGTTCGCCGCCTTCGTGCATTCCAACCTGCCGGTTGCCGACGCGACGCAGGCGTTCACGGCGCAGGCCACCACCTTCGCCGACAAGCGGCATCATTACTGGCAGCAGAATCCGGCCCGATTGAACGGCGTGCGCATCCCGGTGATGCCGATCGGCGACGAGATCAAACTCAACACCGCGCCGCGGCAGACCACCGCTTTTGCCGCCTTCGAGACGGCATTTCTGCGCGCCATCGCTTCCGCGCTCGGCCTGTCCTACGAGCAGCTGGCGATGGACTGGACGAAGACGAATTATTCGTCCGCGCGCGCGGCGCTCAACGAGGTCTGGCGCCACATCGAATCGCTGTTCTCATCGTTCGTCGAGCAGGTCGTGGCGCCGGTCTATTACGCGGTGATCGAAGAGGCCTTCGACAAGGGCTACATCACCGCACCTGCCGGCGCCCCGGATTTCTGGGATGTTCCCGGCGCCTATCTGTGCGCCCGCTGGATCGGCCCGTCGCGCGGCTACGTCGATCCGGTCAAGGAGGCGCAGGCCGCCGGCATCCGCATGGATCAGCTCACGTCCACGCTCGAGGCGGAATGCGCGCTCGCCGGCGAGGACTGGCTCGACGTGCTCGACCAGGCGGCGATCGAGAAAGATGAGCTCGGCGCGCGCGGCCTGATGCGCGCCATCTCCGCGCCCGGACGCATTGCGACAGACCCGAGCGACGATCCCGACGGCACGCCGGCGCCGGAAGACGTCACCAATGAGAAGCAAGCGGCATGAACTTCCGTCATCCCCGCATCGCCGCGCGCATCTTCAATACGCCGCTGATGGTCGACGCCGGAAAGGCGGTGGCCATCGTCGCCGGCATGGGCGGCCGGCTCATTGATGGCCAGCTCGTCATCGACGGCCCGGCCGCAATCGACCATGTCGCCTTCTCAGGCGGGCGTCCTTCAGAAAAGATGGGCCGGCTCGGCGATCCGATGGGAACGGCGGCCGAGGCGAGGGGCTACGGCGACGACCTTTTGACCAGGTTTGGATCGGTCGCGGTGATCGCGATCGAGGGCACGCTCGTCCACAAGGGCGCCTGGCTGGACAGCAATTCCGGCGAGACCTCCTACGAGGGCATCCAGACGCAAGTGCTGCGCGCGGCGCGCGACGAGCGCGTGCGCGGCGTCGTCTTCGAGGTCGATTCCTTCGGCGGCGAGGCCGCCGGCGCCTTCGATACCGCGGACATGATCGCCGAGCTCTCGGCAGTCAAGCCGACGGTCGCCATTCTCACCGATTTCGCGCTCTCCGGCGGCTATCTGCTCGCCGCCGCGGCGCGGCAGATCGTGCTGCCGGAGAACGGTTATGCCGGCTCGATCGGCGTCATCTCCATGCATGTCGATTTCTCGCGCGCGATCGAGAACGACGGCGTGCGCGTCACCGTGCTCACCTCCGGCGCGCGCAAAGACGACGGCTCGCCGTTCAAGCCGCTCGGCGCCGACGTCGCCGCGCGCTGGCAGGCGGATCTCGACGAGGGCCGCGAACAGTTCGCAACGGCGGTCGCCAGATATCGCGGCCGCCGGCTGTCGAAGAGCGCTGCGCTCGCCACGGAGGCCGGCGTCTTCCGCGGCGAGAACGCCGTCGAGGCCGGGCTCACTGACGGCGTGGTGCGGCCGAGCATGGCCTTTGCCGAATTCGTCCAGCGCGTGAATCGCTGAAGCTTTTTCTCTTCTCAAAAACCTGGAGAACATCATGGACGCGAATTCCCGCGGTCTCGCCGCCATTGCTACTGCTGCCGATAGCGGCTCGCATGAATCCGGCACGGTGCTCATCACCGGCGCCGGCAAGCTCAAAATCGGTTTCAGTCCAGAGGAGCATGCCGCCGCGCTCCTCGAGGCGAAAACCGAGGGCAAGAAGGAAGGCACCGTCGCCGCGGCGACCGGCGAGCGAGCGCGCATTGCCGCGATCGTCAACGCGCCGGAGGCCAAGGGCCGCGAGGGCCTGGCCAATCATCTCGCCTTCAGCACCGAGCTCGCCCCAGCCGCGGCGATCGAGATGCTCAAGGCCGCGCCGGTTGCCGCGCCGGAGAAGACCTCGCGGCTCGATGGCAAGGTGCCGACGCCGAAGGTCGACGCCGTCGAAAGCGGCGCCCAGCGCGACCGCGCCGCGGGCCTGTCGGCCGCGGTGGTCCATCAGCTCGAGAAGATCGGCAAGAAGCCGCTCGCCCGCACCGCCTGATTTCCAGCCGGCCCGCGCTCGCGCGTGCCGCCCACCACAACCCGCACTCGCGCGGGTCCCTTGATTGGAGCTTTCCATGGCCCTCTTCACCGAGACCAAATTCCGCCAAACGCTGCAGACGGCGTTCCTCAAGTGGTTCGCCGCCGAGGAGATTTCCTTCGAGCAGGAGACCGCGGCGCCGAACTGCGCGGCTAATCCGCCGCCGTCGCCCTCAAGCGGACAATCGAATCCGGGCCTGCTCGATATCGGCACCGTCATGAGCCGCATTATCATCGGCGGCGGCACGCCGGCGGCTGCGGTCGCCAATGGCGGCAATACCGGCGACGGCACCGTCGGCACGGTGACGGCGCAGACCGGCGAGCAGGTTGGGACTTACACCGTCAGCTTCACCGCCGCGACCGCGTTCAACGTCTACGATCCGAAGGGCGCGCTGGTCGGCTCCGGCACGACCGGCACGGCATTTGCTAACCAGATCGGCTTCACCATCACCGCCGGTGGGACCGCCTTCGTCGCCGGCGACAGCTTCACCATCGCGGTACCGCCGGGCAGCTATACGGCCAATGCCGGCAATACCGGCAACGGCACCTGTGGCGCGGTGACGGCAAAAGCGGGCTGCCAAGCCGGCACCTATACCGGCGAGTTCTACGCGGCCACCAAGTTCAGCCTTTACGATCCTTCCGGCAGGTTTGTCGGCGAGGGCACGACTGGCACGGCCTTCTCCAACCAGATCGGCTTCACCATCACCGCCGGTGGCACCGCCTTCGTCCTCAGTGATGGCTTCTCCGTCGCGGTACAGACCGGTTCCGGCAATGTGACGCCGCTCAATCCGTCTGCCGTCGATGGTTCCGCAGTCGCCGTCGGCGTCGTCGTCAGGCCGCAGACCGTGCCGGCGGCCGCGACCGCCACGGTGGTGCTCGCCGAGCGGCTCGTCGTCGGCCTGCTCGATTATCTGATCTGGCCCGCCGGCATCACCTCGACCCAGCAGGCCGCGGCGCTCGCTCAGCTCGCCGCCAATTACGTCATCTGCCGGCCCAGCTGATCTTTGTTTGGCCCGCTCGCCGGGCCGATCGCGCGTTTACGCGCGGGAAACGCGCTGTCGCCACACCCAACCCGCCCGCTCGCGGGCCCTATTGGAGCTAGCTTCCCATGGCCGAAGACCTCAGTCTGATTTTTCCCTACACTCATACGCAGCTGACCGAGCGGATCGAAGTCATCCCGCCGCTCTACGGGCTCCTCGCCGAGCT